ATCATGGGGGTTCTTTGACTGAACACCATTGTATTGTTGGGCAGCTTTGCGGTTGTCTTCTTTATCAGTAGTAGCCTTTTTATGTGTCGCACCCTCATGGAATCCCTCACTCCGTGCCGACATCTTCCACACGAATTTATGGGTAAAGTGCCAAATTAGGGCAAACACAAATGCGTGGAATGCAGCCACGATGAACTTTCCCTTCTTCGGAGGAAGAGAGACTAAGACCCCGGGGGTCAATAGGAAAAAGAGAACGGCCGCGTAAATTGTGGTAACCCAATTCATTGTATATACAATGTGTATATTTTATTACACATTTGAAGATTGCAATCCACGCATTGTGTAGATAGTATTCATCCATGTAAATTAAACGAGCCAAACTTCCTAAATAGAAAACGAATATGCAACCGCATTTGTGTCCTTCGTCATTCTGTATATCTATTTTTTCTTAATCGCTCGCTTTTTGGCTGCATTCGATGCAATTGCCGAATGAGCAGAGGAAGCAAACCCATCTCGATCAACTTTCGAATTCCACCACATCATGTGTGTAAAATGCCAAATTAGGGCAAAAATAACTGCATGAAATGCAGCCACTGTAAGTTTCCCCTGTTTTGGTGGAAGGGAAACCAACACGCCTGGAGTCAACAGGAAAAAGAGTATGGCCGCATATATCGACATCGCCCACATTATTTATCTATAGTAATATCGCGGATATTTACGCAGTCAGTTTCCTAAATGTGGTAGTTGACACCAGAGCATATATGTGGCGATCAATACCAGCCGATTGTAAATATGCAAAATACAATGATCCCGACATTACCCACAATTGTAGATCTAGAACAACTGCGTGGCCTGCCACAATACAAAATCATAACTGCTATCAAAGCAATTATGGTTCAGGCATAAGAATAATGTTTATGATTTACTTGGGACCCTGTCCGATCTCGAGAGGAACGCGTCCATAGTCGGGTTCGATGGTACTCTGATTCCATGGCCCGATATCAGATCGGGCGATCACGGGATCCGAACGCAATTGAAGGTTTGCATTGCGAAGAGACTGGCCGATGGTATCTAACCCGATGTGGTAACCCGCCTGGAGAAGATCGGGCATCAACACGTCACCCTTGTTCATCGAGGTGGGGTTTAGTGCCGCCCATTGGCTGTTCTGGTCCACTGGAAGCAAATCCGAAGGATTGGCCACGGGTTGTAACGCATACTTGCCGTTTCCGGGGGCAGAACCAGATGCAGGGGGCTGGTTTGCAGGTGGGGCGGAGACGGCGGACTGTGGCCCGACGGAACCAGTGTCCATCTGATCAAGAATGAATGTCTTTGACCCAGAATAGCTATAGAGTGCCCACATGAGTACTAAAAATAGAATCAAGGCGAGAACTCGTTCTTTAGAGAAAAACTTCTTAAATGCACTAATAACGCTTTCAAACATTCTGTTTATATAAACGGTGGATAAAATTATTTTATGTAATTTTGTATTAATTTGCTAAAATATGTTTATTCATTTTCCAAAGAATCATTATCGTTTTCCATCAAGTCTTCTAAATCACTATTGTCGCTATCCTCGAATCCCTCCAACATATACGTATTCTTGATTCGTTTTGCATCCAAATAGGTGGAAAGTGCTAAATCGCGAGCCGTTTTGGCCTTTTTGCGGGCTTCTCTATACATTTCGTAATAAACGTCGTTGCGTTTCTTTAATTTTATGGAATCATCCTGGACTAATTCGTCTAAATGAAAGACGACTTCTTCCATATCATTATCCACAACGATCGCTGGTTCTAAAATGTCGTCGGCGTTGATATCCACTTCGGTGTTTATTTCGATCGTAGGTTCGTCTTCTTCTGAAATATGGGTCGGTTCTGCTGGTGAGTCGGATTTATCGGCGACTTCCACAATGTCCGGAACCGCCTCCTCTGTAATCGCTAAATCACTATCTTCTAAAGATTCTGTAAAATCGGGGACGCACACCTCCTCCTCCTCTTCTACATGAGAAGGTGGGGGGATGACTGATTTAATGATGCACTTTTCAAACAGATTACTCGGTTTTAATATCATCATCTGTTTCAGTTCAATTTCAATCTGGAAGCTGCGTGCCGAACATTTAATGCCCTGTATCTCTACAATCGTCATTATGTCGGTTTTATCCGTAATCGCATCGGTGCCCACCTCTGTCTCGGTTTCGTCATATATTTTTAATGTGGGTTTGCCTAAAACACTGGGCACGTTCGTGCGAGATATGTAGAATTTCCCGGATTTATATAGTTTTAATGGAGAGGTGAAATAGTTCTCGACGTCGTGCAAATCCATATCCCCTTCGAACCATTTCTCTCTATTCTTAAATATGAATTGCTGGCAATGGTTTTCTAAATTTTCCATCCATCGGATGAATTGTTCGTTCTCATTGGTAAACATCAGATCCGTGTAAAACCGCTTGCCCGCCTTCATGATCCCCTGTTTCGTCTTACATTTAGGTGGTTGAATGTAGAGGAACGTGTTATTAATGGAACACCGAATAAAATAATTGCCCCCGGCAACCGGCGTGGGCTTGGAAAGTATTAGTTTATCAAACTGAAATGAATCGGTGGTTTCGAATATTTCTTCCATGGATAAATAGTGTGCATATAATTGTTGCTACAATATTACGAATTTGGCGTGCCGAATACACCCTTGAAGATTTACAATAAAACGCCTGCAATGATGTAAATCTTCATCGGTGTATACGTTTAGGACGTTCTTTTAATGTATGACAAGTATCTAATAATGGTATTATGAGAAATATTCGCGACACGTGTGTAGAATTTTTTCAAAATGAAGATATACGTAAAGATGTGAAAGAAATTGCGAAACCGATTGTACAAATTATTTATAACGAATTGTATCCATATATATGGTTTATCTGCTTTTACAATGTTTTGATGATATTTATTATTTTAGCCAACTTATTTCTGTTATTACGGATATTGTCCCAAGGTCATTATTTTAGCCATAGTAATTATTAAAATATCATTGTACTATATAGTGAACCATGCCTAAATCAAGCAAAAGACAAACACGCAAAACGCGTCGCGTACGCAAATCGTCGCGTATGCACGGTGGTGCCGGAGCAGCAGAGTATGCTGCCAGTGTATTTGGAGGAATCGGCCAGCAGCACGCGACCGCCGGATCTAATGTAATTTCAATGAAATCGCAGATGGGCGGCCAAAAACAACAACAACAACAGAAGCAGCAACAACAACAACAGAAGCAGCAACAACAACAACAGAAGCAGCAACAACAACAACAGAAGCAGCAACAACAACAACAGAAGCAACAGCAAAAACAACGAGGTGGCCAACACCAGGAGCAGCAACAACACCAGGAGCAGCAACAACACCAGGAGCAGCAACAACACCAGGAGCAGCAACAACACCAGGAGCAGCAACAACACCAAGGAGGCAAGAAGCAGCAAGGGGGCAAGATTATTTTGGCAGATTTAGCTGTTCCCGCAGTTCTCCTGTACGCCAGCCAGGCATTACGCCCAAAGCCAACTGGATACCAAGGCAAGAATCCCAGACATTTTTCCAACAAAAGCCGCAAGGCCAGACGTTAAACCGCAATAACCTCGTAAAATAATTATTACCAAAATGTCCTAATAATTATTTGAGAACACGGTTTCCACCACAATTACGCTCGAATTATCAATTACACCAGTAATATTCGTCGCCGTACTAATATGATGCTGAGATAACCACACATCTCTTTCATCAACCGTCCACCTCGTAATTTCATTGTTTTCATCCACATTGCTCCATAAATGCGGATATCGAATGTCCGTGAAATTAAAAGTCGTGCCATATATTCGATTCATCAATGCACACATGCGACGAACCAAAAACAAATAATAATTGCGGTTTACACAAAATGGATTGCCATCATTGCCGCCAGAATAAAACCCACGATCTAAATACAATAATGGGCATATTGCATCAGCAAAAACCGTCGGCAGAAACGCGATCGACAATATATTATTCACCGTGCCCAGAATCCCCCCGATACCAAATGTATACACGAGGAATGGAGATATTTCATCGACCTGATCATATTTAGAACCAAACTCCGAACAGGAAACCATCGTAGTCACATCCGTAATCACCGACCCGCGTTTCACCATTTTCACGATATATTTATAAAGCGTATCTCTGCATCTTGAACTCATTATACACACTAAAATAGTATATGATTTAGTGTTTATTTATTTTGTGCATGTACATTATAATGACCGAATCATGGGTTCAATGCGTCACGCGGGTGTATCATGAAAAGAAACGGCATAATCGAAGTTACCAGATCAACCGGGCAAAGAAAGAGAACATGCGACCAAATGCGAAGGCATACACGAAAAAAAGAACACCCACCAAACGCGGGACGCGTAAATCCCGACGTTAACCTATCGTCCCATTATTGATTTTCGGTTCAATGTTGGCGACAAGGGGGCGGAGACACTTCTGTTTGGATTCGTATTCTGCACGTCGCTTTAGATCTTTGTAAATGTCGGATTCAATATCGATCCGCTTATCCCTCAGCGTTTGCAGGATAATATTATATTCTTTTTTATAGCATTCACAGTCTACTTCCATAAATACAAACAACCTTGAATAATTAAAATACTACAATTTTAAGTCATTTTTCTTCGGATATGTTTCTTATTTGATCACACGGGTAAAATCAATCCATCCGGTCGGGTTCTCGGTCGAAGATTTATATCTTTCAAAAATATAAATGGCCGATCCGGCAACCGGCGAAATCGTTTCCCTCGGGACAAAGACGCAGTTTATCGAAAATGTCAAGAAATGGGTGGTTTTGGATAGTCAACTAAAACTGATCAATGAAAGGACCAAACAGATGCGTGAATTACGCCGCATCGCCTCGACTGATATTTGCAAATACATGACGACCAACCAAATCGCCCAAAGTAAGATTAGCATTTCTGACGGAGAACTGAGAACTTTCGAAAAAAAAGAATATTCGCCGCTGACCTTTGGATATATAGAAAAATGTTTAGCCAAAATAATCGCAGACAAATCGCAAGTGGATTTCTTGTTGCAATATCTCAAAGAGAATAGAGAAATAACGAATACTCT